GCACAGAAATTAGTTTCAACAAAAGAAGTTCGTGATTTGTCTAAAGGAAAAGATGTTTCCCAAACGAAAGTGTTTGATCTTTATCTTCGCGGGGATACTGCAGGGCTTAAGGCACTTAAAATACCACTCTCACCAGAAGATGAAAAGAAATTAAAAGAACGTGGAAATATAATGGAAAACTTTGTCAATTCACCAAAATACGAATCATTAGAAGGAACAATCAGTAGGATGGTACGGTAATGTTTAGTTTTGACGGATTCCTTACAGAAGAGAAGAATTTACATTTAGAACACCTAGAAGATGAAGTTCTAAATAGTGGTATAGTGGGAACGCGAGGAGCGATTAACTTCCTGCAGTCCCTAAGAGATATGCTCGCTGGAAATGTAAAATCCAGCGTTAATGTGACGGTGAAGTGGGATGGCGCCCCAGCCATCTTCGCAGGAATTAACCCTGAAAATGGTCAGTTCTTTGTGGGCACCAAGGGAGTGTTCAATAAGAATGCGAAGATAAATTATTCCCATGATGACATTGATCGGAATCATCCGAGCTCTGGTCTTAACCAAAAATTAAAGGTAGCACTCACCGAACTGTCAAAATTGGGCATAAAAGATGTCATTCAAGGTGACATGATGTTCACTCAGGATGACTTAAAAAAAGAAACTATAGATGGAAAGCAGTACATAACTTTCCAACCAAATACTATTGTCTATGCAATTCCAGTTGAAAACGCAGCAAAAATATTATCGTCTTCTATGGGAATTGTTTTTCACACCACATATAGTGGAAAGACAATGGAAGGTATGTCAGCGTCATTCTCTGTTAATCTAAAAGGATTAAGTAAGAATGCTGGAGTATGGTTTTCAGACGCAGAATACAAAGATACTTCTGGAACTATCAATTTTAATAAAGATGAAACAACTGATATAACTAATGTCCTTTCAAACGCAGGTAAAACCTTTCGTAAGATAGATTCCAATTTCTTAGGAATGCTCTCTCAAGATGAAAAACTCAAAGAACTGGTTAAGACCTACAACAATACAAAAGTCCGAGCTGGTGAGAAGATTACAAATACCAAAAAACACACGGCCGGATTGATTGCTTATGTTTATGATAAATCCAAGAAAGAAGTAGAGAAGGTAAAAAGACCTCAGAACAAAGAAGTCAAACAACAGAACATGGATAGATTGATGAAAGTTTTTCGTTCACAGGCCAGTAAGTTAGTAACAATATTTGATATGCAAAACCTTCTTGTAGATGCAAAAGACATGATTATTCGTAAATTAGAAAAGGCAAAAGGAGTTACATCTACTTTTGTTAGAACCACTAAGGGATACAAGGTTACAAAGGTTGAAGGTTTTGTAGCTATAGATCAAGTAGGTAAAGCAGTCAAGTTGGTAGACCGGCTTGAATTTGCACATCAGAACTTTAGCGCTGCGAAAAATTGGAGTAAGTAATGAAAGAGATTCAATCAAAAATGGTAGATGTGGTACGTTTAACACAAGAAAATGGAAGTACTCAGTTATGTAGAGGTGGTGAAGATGCTGTCTTAAATTCATGGAGCAAGTGGCCGATAGTTAAAGCAGAAATGACAGGGGAAAAACAATTACTACAATGGTTCACTATAAATGAATAGGAGTATAAATGGCTGAAGTATTCTCTACAAAGAAGAAGAAAAAACATTAACAATTAGAAAGGACAATATGGGATTGATGAGTAAACTGAAACATCATGTAAAAAAGTTAATCGGTAAACCCGAAGAGGTTGCCGAAAGAGTTGCAGATCATGTAGAAAAAGAAGAAAAAAAGATTACAAGTACACCAAAAAAAGTACACAAATCTGCGACAAAAAAAGCAAAGACTAAAGCAAAGGGACTTATTAAAAAGGCTAAAAAGAAATAAGGGATAAATGAAAACATTTCAAGAAATGTCTAGAGACTTAGACACACAAAATGTAAATAAAGCTATTCAACACGATTGAGCTACTCATATCAAACATCCAAGTTTGGGTGAAGATTTTGTAAAAGTTGTAGATCACAGTCTAACTGAAGATGGTGTAATAGAAGAGTATTATGTAACACATACTGGTACATTACTTACAATCCAGGCCTCGGAAGTAACTGAAGCACATGGTGGTTCACATTCTCATGAAAAGAAACCGAAGAAAAAGAAAAAATGAAAACATTCAAAGAATACTCAGAAAAGTGTTGCGATGATTGTTATGACCATATCGTGGAAGCTGCAGAGTATCAAGGTAAAAAGGTAAAATTGAATGACCCTATTCGCACAAGTGAAAACCCTAACAAGAAGTTTAAGGTTTATGTAAATAATGCGCAAGGGAAGGTTGTGGTAGTTCGTTTCGGTGACCCAAATATGTCAATCAAACGAGATGACCCTGCACGAAGGAAAGCTTTTCGTGCAAGACATAATTGTGATGACAAGAAGGATAAGACAACTCCAGGCTATTGGAGTTGTTATCAATGGAGAGCTGGTGCAAAGGTAGATAACTAAAATGAAGAGATTCAAAGAATACCTGAATGAAGCACCAGCATGGACTGAAAGTTTATCTACCATGCTGTTCTCTTTACCAAGAGCGGGTCTTGTAGATGTGAAGATTCCACTATCTCCTTCTATATTCAAGAGAATATGGCCGGAACCAGTTCGTTCAAGAGTGTTTCACTTAACTGATTTTACTGGACTTGGAAAATTAAAAAGGATGCAAGGTGGGAAAAGATCAATCTCTGCGTTTTATAATATAAATTCAAAATCGATAGCAGATGGTATTATGACAGCCGGAGGATATGTTGTCGAAATGGATGCGGATGTTTTAGCTGCATCTCCAGATGATATTGGAAGTCAACCAGACAAAACAGGTAGAAGATGGTTAGTTTTGGACATTCTTAATACAAGGATGGGTGGTGCAAGTAAACTCAGAGGAATGGAAACAGATATAGAGAAGATGATGACAGATATTCTTGCTAAAAATGATTTGGGGCCATATAAAAAAACTTTGACTGCCACAGAACTCAACGCGGGGTGGGAATATCTAGGTAAGTGGACTAGTGGAAAAGTAAAATCAGTAATCATTAAAGATTACCTTGATGGCATAGAAAAGATTATGACAAAATATTCCAGGCAATTGAAATCTATATTCACTGATTATGCATTTGACAAAGAACTCGTTCCAGATCCAGATAGTGGAGATTTCTCATTGTGGGATGAAATAGTAGTTAATAATTTCAAGGTTGTGAAAGTTCATGTGAGTGCACAATTTTCACCTGACTTTGCAGATGATGATCCGTTAACAAATAGTGACTTTGGGTGGAATGTTCCATTTGAACTATATGATGACAACAAAGATTTAGTATCCTATATCGACAAGACAAGGAACTGATGAAAAGATTCAAAGAATATCTAACAGAAAGAGGAACAAGCCTATCTGGTTTGTTGTTTCTTCCAAGAATCGGTTACTATGACCAACTGATGATTCCTATATCTTCATCTATGTTCAAAAGGATATGGCCAGACACACTCCGAGCAACAGTATTTCATACAACGGATGGAGATGGTGTTAGGAATATATCGAAAATGGAAGGACAGAAAAAACAAATATCTGCATTTTTCTCAATGCAATCTCGTTATATGGATATTGGTGTTGCAACTCAAGGTGGTGTTCATTCAGTATTAGAGATGGACGCTGATGTTTTATTGTCTGCTTCAGGCGATATAATGAGTCACTTAGACCAAGCAGGTAGAAGATATACATCTATAAGTGACCTCAAAGAGACTTCTAGGTTCGTAAACTTTAGTGCAGTAGAGAAAGACCTTGAGAAAATGTTTGACCCTCTGGTTGAGAAATATCTTAAAAGAGGTGAGTTTCAAGACAACGCAACAGTATGGGAACTTTGGAGAATGGCGAAGAGAAAAGTTGACAGTAAAACATTGAGTCTGATAATAAAAGATTATATGGATGGAATAGAAAAGGTCATCAAGAAAAATATCGATACATTTAGTGACGCCATGTTGAGTTACGCTAAGAAAAGAACAACCGATTTGTCATGGGATGAACAAGTAGTCAATAACTTTAAAGTTAAGACAGCACACTTTTTTAAACTACCACTAAAAATTGCTCAACCTGAGAAAGATCATTCTTTGTATCCAGAACAACAAGAATTGATAGAGTTCTCAAAGTCTAAAGGATGGTCAACGAAGATATGGGAAGGCACTAACGCTTTAGAAATTTACACCAGACAAGTTGCTAAAAAAGAGTTAGGTAAATGAAAAGATTTAAAGAATATTTGAACGAGAAGGTTGGAACAAGTCTATCAGAATTGTTGTTTATAGCAAGCAACTATGATATGTTAATGATTCCTATTTCTACATCTATTTTCAAAAGAATC